TAAGATGATTAGTTCCTCTACGGATGATCTTACCGATCAATCCAGTGTTCAGGTTCTCTACAATATCACCAATCCTATAGATCAATCCGTTTACATATTGCTCACGAAGTCCCTTTGCATCAAACTTTGGAGCAATCTCCCACATCTCAGCTGTAACTTTCTCCTTCTTCTTAATCTTCATTCCATCTACAACAGCATCAAACAATGATTTTGCTTGCGAATCTGTTACTAATTTAGGCAGTCCCTTCTTGAAGGAATCCATATCACCATCTACAACTGCTTTTCTCATCTTGGAAGCAGACATTCCCTCAACACCTTCAGCATCTGCATCTCTTGCACCAGCAGAGATTACTTTGATTTCGCTAAAGTTGTAGAGTTCACCATTATATTTCTGTGCAAGATTTTCAAACTCTGCTTGACGATCTGAACCGACGATTATATTAACCTTATCAAAATCTCTATCTGCACCCTGAAGAACGTTAAATATAGATCTCATTTCATCATCATTAATAATGTTCTCCTTAAATTCTGGGAACATTTTTCTCATGAAGTTAACCTTCTTATCAGGATCAAGAGGGTTCTTTTTCTTATCTTGAGTTCTAGAAGGGAATATCCTTAATGTACCATTAGCGGCAACTTTCTTTGCCATCTTCAGTAACTTCTCATGTCCAACAGTGGGAGGATTGAATCTACCAAAAGCAAGAGTAAGTGTATCGCTACCAACTACTTTCTCTGCTTCATCTCCACCCTTCTTCTTTTCTTTCTGTGGAGCCTTGTCCACAGACATTGTTTTAGTTTTAAGTTTAGGTTCTACTTTTTTTGTATTAGGAGTCTGATCTGGATCTCTTCCTGGTTTTTGATTTTTATTAAAAAACTCTAATTTTCCACCAACAGTTTTGGCGACGAACTCGCCGGATCGATCTAACCATCCGCCGTGTCCATCGCCTTTCAAACCAAGTTTTCTCGCCTGTGCAGCAGCTTCTGTTTCTGCCTCACTAAGGAACTGAAAGAAACTTTTCATCTATATGATTTTTTCCTATATGTTATTTATTAGAGTTTACCTCCAACAACACCAGAGTTAACAACGCGAGTATAGTCTTTTAGTGTGCCTTCTTGCAAACACATAAGATGCCAACGAGATATAGTAATAACTCCTTCTTTAGTCAAACCAGTAATAAAGTGCTGTCCGAGAGGATCTCTAAGAATACTAGTATATAAACCGAACCGAGTTTTTTTAATATAAAAAGCATCATCAATCCATTCTACATCATCCGGAATATTTTTCTCTATGGTTCCGCCAAACGAATCACTTAAAATAGGTTGCTTTTTTTCTGCTTCTGTCATTTTATCTATAATTAGTAAATTTAGGTTTCGATAATTTGTAGGCTAGAGAAATTCTAATACTATTAAAAAATCTAGAAGGAGCATCAGCATAATGCCAAATGTTTCCAGGAAATAATACAGCTCTATTTGGTTTGTAAGAAATAATATCAAATGGTTCTAAATTACTAGGCATATCATGATTTTTTGCTTCAAATGATTTATCAAGAGTCTTTTTCATAAAAATTAAATTACCTTGAAAAGAATGATGCCATTCTAAATTTGGATAATATAAAAATGTAAGTTCGCCGTCATCATCTGTATGAGGTGAACCAGACTGCATTGCAGTCTGCCCATTAGCATATAATCTTTTAACAGAATAGTTGGAATTTAATTTGTCATTTATCAAATCAAGAAGTTCTTTTTTAAAGAAATAATCATTTCTTAAATCTTCGTTATGCCAAGTTACTTCTGGTTTTTTTGGACTACCTCCACAAATAATCCAGTTTCCATTAAGTATTTTATAAAATATTTTTTGGTGAAGTTTATCATCAAAAAAATTATCAAATATCTTAATCTCTTTGTTTTTAAGAGAACCAACTGATGTTAAATCACTCATAGTCTAATTTTCATTATCCTCCTTTTTGTTAAATCCAAACGGGCCTTCTTTCTTTTCTAATGCAAGTTTCAGTGCAACACCACCGACTGCTTCCATAACTCTCAAGATGTCTTCTGCCTTAGCATCTTCACCAAGTTCCTTTGCTACATACCAATACTTAGGCCAAAACGTTTCTCCAGCCTTTTGGTAGTCTTCAAGTGTCAGTAGTTTCATTCTTTAATGCCTCTTGTCGTTGTTCAAAATCCACATCAATTTCTTTGTGAAGTCTTGCAAGAACTCCTCTAATTACTTGCACACGCTCAGATGCAAAAAATTCAGAGTCGTCTTTAGTATGAAGAAACAAAGCATGTGCAAGTGCTGCTGCTTCACGAGGATTCATTTCAAGTTTAATCATATCTCACCCTCCATTCTTTTAATTTGTTCTGTGAGATCGCGTAGAATTTTTTCTCTAGTGTAGGAACCACTCTTCTCTTTACGAAGATTCATTTCAGTTTCTACTTTTTCGGTAATGGAAGCATGACGACGAATCTCTCCACCCATAGACATTTGGTTTTTAGTTTGATCCATGCAAAACTTCAGTTGCATGAGTTCCATATCATCAAATTCAATCACAGATCACCCTCCTTACGGTTTTCAGAATAGTATGCATCAAAAGTGCCTTCAGGATATCGAGCACCGAGTTTCTTAACATTCATATCAAGAATCTCATCAAAGTTTGTATCAAGTGCCATAAATGCTTGAGCAAGATACCAGCAGATATCGCCAAGCTCACGCTTCATATGAAACACATTCTCTTCATTGTAAGGTTTACCTTGAAAGAGAATCTTTTTTACAACTTCAGTAAACTCACCAGACTCAGCAGTCAAACCAAGTGCAGCAGTGAGAAGTTGTGTTGTGTTGGTTCCGGTTACTTCAAGTTCCGCGAGACGTGATGCCATAGCACCATATTCCAGACTGGGTTCGCTGGTGGTTTGCTTAACAAAATCAACGTAGTTGTTCATAATTTTTAGTCGTGAAAATCGGGAATAAATGGTTCTTGAGAATTTTCTGGAAGTGATATTTCTTTCCAACTACCACCAACACCACCATCCATATTGACAACAATATCAGTAGTAGGAAGTTGATATGAAGTGTTAACATCAATATCAGTAGCAGAAATTTGATATGAGGTATTCACATCAATTATATCACCTGGGAGGGGATTAAAGGTGTAGTAATGTCCGTCCCAAGTTTTATTTCGACTATGAATAAGAAAGAGAGCATCTCTTTCAGCTCCACAGTCAGCAATTTTTTTACTGTCGGGATTAAATACAGAGTAATAACCGTTCATAATTTTACCACATAACAAAGTTTTTGTCTCTAGTAAACCGCATTGCTAATGTATATCTCATACCTTTCTCAATCATTTTTACTCCATGAGGATAATCTGATGGAAAGACTATTACCTTTCCTTTTTCTGGTTTGCAGACATAATCATGAAATTCATTAATCATTTATTGATATGAAAGGTTTACTTTATCTTTATCTTTAATTTTGGTTATATTCCAAGCGGCATTAGCACTTATAACCATTCTATTTTCAGTTTCATTAATGTTAGTAGATCCATGATTTAACCAACCTGGAAAAATATACATGTCTCCATTTTTTGGATTTATGACGTGTTCTGAATAATTGAATTTTCTAACAGTCGAAGGATTCCAGAGGGAGCACACTAGTGGATTTGGATTCTTGAAAGTCAAATTGCTACTGCGATCATCAACATTAATATATAAGGCAGAAGAAATAGCAGGCGTCCCATGGTTATGATCTAATAAATATCCTCCCTTTTGCTGAATATTAAACCATGACTCTACAATTTTTACAGGATGCATTTTTAAACTATTCGTATAGTTTTTAAATTTATTATTTACACGCTCTTTTAAACCTAGAAGAGATAATATATCTTTGTAAAAAATATAAGAGGATTTTCCATTACCTACAAGATTATGATCGCTAGAATTTAATCCACATAATTTTTCAAATATTATCAATCTTTCACTTTCTGAGATAAAGTTAGGACAATATGTAATAGGTACTGGAAATAAGTTAAAACTTGAATCCATCAAATGATTTTTTTGGTTTATCTTCGTAAGTATACTCCTCTTCCTGCCCACTGTCAACCATATCAGTCTGAGCAGTCTGTTCGCAATCATAAAGACGCATCTTTGCGCGATCAATACCAACAATAAAACGCTTATACACAGTCGGATCATTGTAGCGATTTTTCAACTGCTTTACCATAATCTGCCCGAGTTCTTCAAGCTCATCAGTTGAAATAAGGGCAAACATAAAATCAGCAGTAGCAGGCAACCCAAAGGACTCACTAGTATCAGTAAGCTCAACATCAGAGCTACCGTAACCAGAACGGGTAGTCTGGGTGGCAGATACGATAGGTACGTTCGCCTCGACAGCGAGTCCTCTAAGTTCTTCAGCAATAGCCTTGATATAGCTATATGAATTGACAGAAAGGTTTCCGCGATACCTAGAGGAAGCACATATATTAAGGTAATCAATGAAAATAATATCAGGACGAAATGATTTCTTAATAGCGAGTTCATTAAGCAAACCACGGAAATGTCCTGCATGTGCTGACGCAGTAGGGTACTCCTTAATAATTAGGGTGCCTTGAGTCTTTTCTGAGAGTTTTGTCACCTTACTCTCATACATCATCTTGGGAAGATCTGATATCTCCTGAATGGGTACATTGAGAAGGTTTGCATCAATTCGCTCTGCAATCTTTTCTTCAGCCATTTCAAGCGTGATATATAGCACATTTTTTCCGTTAAGGAGTGCCGAAGCAGCGACATGACACATAAACAAACTCTTACCGACACCAGTGCCAGCGAGAGCAATATTAAGCGTCTTGTTAGGGATCCCGCCTTTCGTAATCTTGTTGAAATACTCCAAGTCGAATTCGGTTTTGTCTTCTTTCTTGTGGTAAGACTCATAACGTGCCTCATAGTCTTGAAGATAATCGTGTCCCACATGAGTGTCAAATGACACTGCAAGGGCATCAGAAAGGATTGTTGGGATAGCATCACGATTTTTCTTTTCGTCCTGTCCATCAGCAATCTGAATGGACTCCATCAATGCCAGATAGATAGCACGATCACGACACCACTTCTCAGTGGTGGATACCAACCAATCAAACTCTGTGGGTGCTTCTTCTAATGAAGAAATAAGTTGTGTGATTTCTTTATAGTCACCATCAGTAATATCCTGACGCTTCTCAGTTTCAATACAGAGAATCTCTTTAGTGACTGGTTTATTATATTGTTCTACAAATTTAAGAATCTCCTCGTAGACAATCTTTTGACTACGATTATCAAAATAATCTGATTTAATAAATGGAATTACCTTACGGACATATTCCTCATTATGAAGTAGGTTTCTAAGAATTAGAAACTCAACATTGTCCATAACTAAACTCCTGTTTTGCAATCTCGTCTAATTTTTCCATCACCTCTGGGGTGAAGTATGTTTCCGGATCTTTGTAAATTGCCTTAGCATAGACTTTTTTACCGTCTATTTCATAGCGTCCAGCCACATTCTTCCAAAGTCCACCAAGTTCTCCCAATTCAAGCAAACCGTAGTAACGATCCAAACCACGATTATCATAGTAAAGGCGAACGGTAACATCTTTGTTCTCCTTACTCAAACGCGACTTAGCAGTCTTTGCCTTGATAAGATTTCCAACGACTTCAGTTCCATCCTTTTCTTTCTTCTTAGACAAGTAGATGATAGAAGATGCGGCGTACTTGAGTCCAGAACCTCCACCCATTTCTTTAGTTGGGACATAAGCGCCGATGACATCATAAGTGTGATTAGTAACAATCATTGGAATATTTGCTTGCCCCAGTTTCAGAGTCAACATCCTAAAAGCACCTTTCACAAGTTGAGACTTAGTCATGTCACGAACTTGCTTGTCATTTAGAACGTCTGTAATCTCTTTCTCAGTTGAAAGCATCCCCAAAGAGTCTAGCACAAACATGCAAGGTTTGCGTTCATCTACAGGTTTTTTTAAATAAAGATCGACTGCCTTCAGTGCCTTGCTACGAAACTCCTCAATCGTAACGACATTGACGACAGCAATACGATTAAGATCTAAACCCCGATCTGCGAGAAGAGACTTGTTAACAGCGGCTTCAGTGTCAAAATATAGACAATACCCATCAGGGTTAGAATCAAGGAAGTTCTTGACGACAGCAAGAGAGAAAAAAGTTTTTCCAGTACTAGACTCCCCAGCAATGGCAGTAATCTTATTCCCAGATACACCACCAAAAATACTCCCCGAAACAAGTCCGTTAAAAATGTACGAACCCGTGTCAACATATTTCTCAGTATCATCAATATCGGATGCAAGTTGTGTGTAGTCATCTCCGATCTCTTTTACAATTTCTTTAAGAAAGTCCATAATTTTGAATAAGTAAGTTTTTAAACAGTTCGTTTCCTTTACGAACATCCATAAGTTCATGATAACATAGTTGATTATGAGCACATTGTCTTAATGCTGGATCTGGTTTATGAACAGATT